CACAGCGCAGACCGAGATGGTGAAGGTCACGACTGCTCTCACACTTGGTGTGCCGGGCGACAAGGTTGTGCAATTCGCTTCGATTCTTCAAGGCGGGTCGGAGGAGGAAATAAAAACCTCTGCCCAGTCGGCTAAGGAACTGTTCGGAGACTTCAAAACAAGTCAACCCGCGACAGACCCCACTCAGGGAAGCGGTGGTGGAGCTATTCCACTTAACGGCGACCCTATCCTCGCGGCCCTCGTTAAAGCTGTAGGGCCTAAGTAACTAATAGAAAGGATTCAGAACAATGGCTTCTGATTTCCCCGTAGATGATGCACAAATCGCACAGACTGGCGACACTATGTTCGCCGGTTATCTGGACCCTGTCCAGGCGCAGGACTATTTCGCTGAGGCGGAGAAGGTTTCTGTAGTCCAGCGCGTAGCCCGCAAGATCCCGATGGGCACAACTGGAGTTAAGATCCCGCACTGGACTGGCGACGTTAGCGCGTCGTGGCTGGGCGAGGGCGACATGAAGCCGATCACCAAGGGTGATTTGGAATCTCAGACTGTCGTCCCTTCGAAGATCGCTACAATCTTCGTGGCGTCTGCTGAAACTGTCCGTGCAAACCCGGCCAACTATTTGAACACTATGCGCACCAAGGTGGCTACCGCCATCGCGTTGTCGTTCGATTCAGCTGTGCTGCATGGCACCGACACCCCGTTCGGTGCTTACGTTGATCAGGCCACCACTTCGGTTTCGATTGGTGACCCGGACACAGAAAGCGCATACAGTGCTATCGGCGTTACCGCGCTGGGCGCACTAGTTAACGCTGATCCGCCTTACAAGTGGACTGGCACGCTTCTGGACGATGTCGCTGAGCCGCTCCTTAACGGCGCGCTAGACCTTAATGGTCGACCGCTGTTTGTTGAGAGCACTTACGAAGGGCTAGTCAATCCCTACCGCGAGGGCCGTATCCTTGGTCGTCAAACCTACATCAGTGACCATGTAGCCACCGGCACCACTGTTGGCTATCAAGGTGACTTCTCCACTATTGTGTGGGGGCAGGTTGGAGGGCTTTCGTTCGACGTCTCGGATCAGGCAACCCTGAACCTTGGCACGTTCGCTGCGCCTAACCTTGTGTCTTTATGGCAGCACAACTTAGTAGCGGTTCGTGTTGAGGCAGAGTACGGTGCCCTGGTTAATGACCCGGATGCGTTTGTGAAGCTCACGAACACAACTGCGTGACAATTTCTACCTGATGGACGGGCGGTGCCCTTCGGGGCACCGTCCCCCACCCTTAATCAAAGGAGATCGAAGTGGCGTATGCGACGGCTGATGACGTAACAGCTCGTTGGGCTCGCGATGCGACCCCTGAAGAGATCGTCCTGATAGAAGTTCGCCTCGAAGACGTAGAGCGTAAAATCAAAAGAACTATCCCTGATCTGGATCAGCAGATTATTGATGGCGACATTGATGAGGCGGATGTGGTGCAGGTTGAGGCTGATGCTGTCCTGCGCCTGGCCCGTAACCCTGAGGGTTACTTGTCCGAGTCGGATGGCTCTTACACCTACCAGCTCCGGCATGATCTCGCGGTTGGTAGCCTAGAGATCCTGCCTGATGAGTGGGTGTCTCTGGGTGTTACCCGGACGTTTGTCCTGGTCATCCCTAACCCCAACATCCCAGAATGAGCGTGTACATAGGGCCTAACTCGCCTGACGTTGACGTGAACTTGTGTCGTCACCGCGAGGAGGAGCTGGAGATCTCTCACTGTGTCCACGATTGGCGCATCCTCGGCAAGTGGGGAGTCGTCCCGAAGACAGGAGTTGGTTCTCTATGAGCTTACTTGATAGCGGCAATGTGGACATCCTTGTGTTCCTGGAGGAGACAGCCACGGATGTGGACGGCAACCTCATCACGCGCCCGTCGACTACCGGGACACCTGCTAAGGTCCGCATGGACTTTCAGGTGCAGACTGGGACGTCGGCCCGCCGCGCTGAGCAGGACAATGAGGGCTACGAGACTGAGCAGTCGTACGTGATACGTTTCCCAAGGTCTTGGACCACGGTTATTGGTGCGCAGTCGCAGGTGGAGTGGAACGGTAACCGATGGTCTATCCAGGGCGACCGCGCTATCTACAACCGGTCACATCGCACAGCTCACGAAGAGTATAAAATAAAGAGGTACTGATGGCTACCGTGAAGATCTACAGTAAGAAAAAATGTAACTTCGCCGCCTCGCACCATGTGAAGACCCAGGCATGGGTCGATGATGAAACCGACGACGTGTATGACAGGGCCGAGTTCCTCTTGGCTACGGCCAGGGCAACCACAAACTGGGTGAAGCACGATAAGTCCAGGGCTCACATTACCAAGATCAAGAAACGTCGCCAAGATGTTGATGGTTATGTGTGGATGGAAGGCGACAACGCTGTCGCTATCGAGTACGGCCACAGGCCGTCAGGGGCATACTCTGACGCCCCAACAGCCCCTAGTGGGCTTTACATTATAACAAGAGCAGCTTTAGGAGGGTGACATGAGTTCTTTACCACGCATTCAGAGCTTAGTAATACCTATCCTGCAGGCTGCTTTTCCCGACGTCCGCGTTGGGTCCTGGGTCGAGGACGTCGACTACCGCGTATTCCCCATGCTCATTGTGAGGCGTGTAGGCGGAACAAGGTACGGGGGTGGGCCGACGCAGTTTAGTTTTTCCACCATCGAGTTGTCTGCGTATGGGACAGTAGATCTGCCCACTACAGAGACGCTCTACGAGGATGCGCTCGATGTTCTTTACGACTCGGTCAACAACCAATTCGTTGAGGGCCTAGGCTACCTCCATTCGATCAAGGAGACTTTCGGAGCCACGCAGTTCTCCTCCTTGTTCCAAGACTCCTGGCGGGTCCAGGGCCTTATTTCCTTCGGGGTTCGCCCCATCCAATCCTAGAATGAAAGGCCAAATAAATGGCTTACAATGATGCAGCAGTATTGACTGCTGCTACCGGGTTTGTTTACACCGGTGATGTCGACAACGCCGCCCCTGAACCTGCAGAGCTCGGCTTAGGGCTGGATCTATTAGATCCTTCCGGCTGGACTGCTACTGGCTGGGCCGACTTGGGCCACACCTCGCGTGGGGACCTTCCTGAGTTCGGCTCTGATGGTGGCGACACTGAAGTAAAGGGTACATGGCAGAACGAGAAACTGCGCAACGTGGTTTCGGAGAGCCCAGTCGATTATGTGACTGTTGTCCTCAACCAGTTCGATGCAGACGCACTAGAACTGTATTACGGTGCTAACGCTTCGTCTGTAGCTGGCGTGTTCGGTGTCGCTGGCGACCTTGTCCCTATCGAGAAGTCTATCTTCATCGTCATCGAAGACGGTGATACTCAGCTAGGCTTCTGGGCACCTAAGGCTTCGATTACTCGTGACGATTCCATCACGCTTGCTGTTGATGAGTTCTCGGCACTTCCGATCAAAGCAACCTTCCTCTCTTCGGGTACCGAGAACCTGTTCGAGTGGATCAACGCAGACCTGTTCCCTAACGTCTGAGACTAGTGCCGGAGAGGTGGGTCGGGTGCGAACCTGGCGGGCTGAACTTGGCCCGCCTCTCCTCTAGCAACTGAATATCAAAGTCCCGCCGTCAATAAGAAAGAAGGCCCGCTGTGTCGAATGTGTTTAGTCTAGATTCCTTGCGCGAAGAAGTTGAGAAGCAGTTCGCGCCCCTGCAACTTGAGATTGGCTCCAAAACGGTGACCCTTTCCAACTTGATGCGCCTCCCTAAGCTGAGGCGTGACAAGGTTCTGGCCCTGCTGAAGGAGCTGGAGAACGAGGAGAAGGCCGACATCGACATGGAGGCGTTGTCTGTTGATGTTCTCGCCGAAGTTTCTGACAACCCGACTTTGTTACGTCGCGGCTTGAAGGATGAGCTTGCACTCGCAATGAAGATCCTTAACTTGTGGATGCTGAGCACCCAGTCGGGGGAAGCCGAGTCCTCATCGGACTGATGGATAAGCACGCCGACGAGATTGTTGGCGACCTGAAGCAGTACTATAACGTGGACGTGAGGGACCTTTTTCGGGAGGTTTCTCCGCTCTCGCCAAGGTACATACTTAGTTTGGTCTTGCAGTTGCCTTTGGGCTCTGCCTTCGTTGCCGCGCAGCGAGGTGGCGCAAAGTATCGGGGCTGGGACCACGCGATGTATGCGCAGGTGGCCCTCATCAACGCGGTGAGGACCCAGAACTACATGTTTGTGTGTGCTAACTCGAACCCGAAGAAGAAGAAACCCGAAGAGCCTGTGCCTTACCCAACCCCTGATGATCCAGCAGTGGGCGGTAGGCGTCGTAAAGGCCCGCCAGCCCCAGGATCGTTCGCAGGTACCGCTATGCGTTTGATCGCACGAGCTAGGAAGGCCAGGAAGAATGTCTGAAGTTGAGGTAGGCAGGATAACTGTCAAGGTGTCCCCGGACACCAAGGGTTTCCGCGGTAAGCTTGTCAAGCAGGTAAACCAAGCTGCGAAGGGTGTTAAAGCCCCAGTCGGAGCGGACTTTAATGATGATGGTTTGAAAGCTAAGACTGCTGCAGCCGCTAAGGCTGCGCGGCAAACGGTACAGTTCGATGCTGCTTTTAATTCTAAGTCTCTTCGCATGTCGAAGGCTCAGACTGCCGAGCTCAAGAAGCAGAGCCGTGTTGTGTCCGGTATGGCTCAGACTACTGGCGGCATCGCGCAGATGGCTTCCAGCATCAAGATGCCCAGCTTCGGCTCAGGAATCAACCCTGCTGGCTGGGTAGTCATTCTGTCTGCTATCGCTTATGTAGCCGCGCCTCTGATAGGTATAGTTATGGGGGCCTTGCTGGCCCTTCCAGGGCTGTTGACGACGGCGTTAGTGCCTATAGCCGCGATGGCGTTGGGCTTAGAAGGGCTTAAGTACGCTGCGAAGCAGATCGAAGAGCCTATCAAGCAGATGCAGAAGGCGCTTTCTGCTAAGGTTGCCGACGTTTTCACCCCGATCTTCAGGGACATGGTCCCCCTCATCCAGCAGCTTACTACCCCGATGGCTGGCGTCATCGACGGTGTCGGCGAGATGGCGAGAGGCTTCACCGACGTGGTGGGCTCGGAGGATGGCATCGCGATGATCTCTAAGATCCTCGGCGACGTCCAAGGGTTCCTCACTCAAATCAGGCCGGGTATCACTGACCTCAGTGCTGGCATGCTGGACCTGATCTCTGCCTTCACTGGTAAGCCGTTGACTGACCTTGGTGGCTGGTTTAATGACACTATGGCTGACTTTAACGCCTGGATCAAGGAGATGGGTTCAGAAGGGTTAGAAGATATATTTGCTGGGGTGGGCGACTCACTAAAATTGATCCTTGACTTCCTTGGTGAGTTGGCCCAGTCTGGGCTGGACTTCGTCAAAGACCCCGAAAAAATAAAAGAGTTCTTGAAAACTGTTCAGGACCTAGCTGACGCTTTAGCGGGGCTGGTTGAGGTAGCTAACAAGATCCCTAAGGATATGTTAGATCTGTTCGACGGGTTGAGCCCG